TGATCGACGTTCCAGGAGCGAAACACCTTGGCCATGAGCCGAGTGAATCACCCCCCAGCCTCGCCGTCGAGAGGATTACTCGGACAGGCTCCTAGGCGTTCGTAGAGGGAGAACGATTTGCCCTTGCAGTGAGGGCAGCGGACATCAACGGCGGCGCCCATGATCAACCCTCCGCCTGTCCAGAGGGGGCCGGGTCGGCCACGGGCGCAGAGACGAAGCGGCCGCACGCTATCCGGCACGCCCGGCGGTGTGGCCGGGGTGGGGGTGAGCTTGCCACTGCGGTAGGCGTTCACGAGGGCGACGACGAACCGAGCCTCCGGCTCCGAACAAGTCGCGATGCTGTCGGCCAAACCACCGGCTTCATCGTGCGTGCAGATGCCTTCACACTGCGGCGGCTGCTCCTCTCCGGTCTCGACATCTCGGAAAGGAAACATGTCCACATGCCATGGCCCCGCAGCGGCCTTCGCCGATAGCGCGGCCAGATCCTCCCCCGCCGTCATCCTCTCGGCGCCAGAGGCGGGAGCGGAGAGCATAGCGCGAGCCTTGAAGACGAGCGGCTGCACATCGCTAATGAGCCAGCGCTCCACGGTTCGCATGGTGTGCTGCCCGTCAGGCAGAGCGTCCCAGGCCGTGACGATGGCTTTAGCGAGATCCATCGCAGTCACGCTCTCGGGGCCAAGCGCCCCCTGTTCGTGGGGAGCGCTCATGATCTCGTCCTCGGTGCTGCTTCCGGCGCCAGACGCGCCCTCTTCATGGGGGATCATCGGGTGGACTCCGGGGTGAGGGCGATCATGCGCTCCACAAGGGCTAGCGCGGATTGCTGAAGCTCACGACACCTACGAGAGCACCCTGAACGTCGTCGCACGGCGGCAGCGACAGGCGGCCAACACACGCGTCTATCGGCTTGTCGATCCGGAGCGCGCCCGGGATCAAGACCGCCGGAAGGCCAAAGGTCGAGCCCTGCGCGCCGCGGCTGAGGTGGAGGCCGCCGAGACCGGCCGTCCGGTCGCCGAGGTCATGCGCGCCTGGGACATCAAGCCGGCGGCGAGGGCCAAGCCTGCAAGCAGGCCCCGCCGCCGTCCAACCCCTCGCTGCAACGAGGGATCAGCGACCACCCCGAACCTCGAGAGAACGCGATGACCGAGATGAGCCATAGCACCCCGGGCCTGCCGATCGCCAACATCCCCGCCGTTGGGGCGCAGACCATGTCGACGCTGGAGGTCGCCGAGCTGACCGGCAAGCGGCACGACAACGTCATGGTCGACGTCCGCAACATGCTGTTCCAGCTCGACAAAGATGGCCTGACTTTTCAGGGCACCTACCGGGACAGCATGAATCGGGAGAAGCCCTGCTACCACCTCCCGCAGCGCGAGTGCCTGATCCTCGTCTCCGGCTACTCGATCCCGATGCGAGCGAAGATCGTCGACCGCTGGCAGGAGCTGGAGCGGCGCGAGCAAGCGCCCGCGATCGATCTCAACGACCCCGCGGCACTCCGCGGCCTGCTCCTCACGCACACCGAGAAGGTGATCGAGTTGCAGGGCCAGATCGCCGCCCAGGCGCCGAAGCTTGAGGCCTACGCCCGCATCGCCGAGGCCGACGGCTCCCTCTGCATCCGGGATGCCGCGAAGGCCCTGCAGGTCCGTCCGATCGACCTGACGAAGCACCTGATCGCCAAAGCCTGGATCTACAAGCGCGTCGGCTCGAAGGAGTGGAGCGCCTATCAGCCGAAGCTCGCGCAGCTCCTACTCCGGCACAAGACGGCGACGATCCCCCATGAGGACGGGCACGATCGCATCCGGACGCAGGTCCGCGTGACTCCGAAGGGCCTCGCCCGCCTTGCCGAAGAGCTGGTGGCGGCATGAGCGCCCCCACCTTCGCCCGCCCCGCGGCCGAGGTCGGCTCACCCGAGTGGCGTGCCGCGCTGTTCGGGCAGGCCATCGCCTACAGCGCCCACCTGACCGGGCCGATCTGCCCGTACGTGCTCGGGCTACACCTGCGCTCCATCCTCGGCCTGCCCGAGGAGGAGTGCGGCGGCGAGATCCTGGACGCGACCGTGATGCTGATCCGGTCCGGCCTGTTCACGATCAACACCGTCGAGCCCGGCACCGGCGCCTTCTGGTTCGGCGGCGACACCAAGCTCACCCCGACCCGACTGCTCACCGGCTACGTCTACGGCGAGCCCGGCGAACCCCTCGAAGAAGAGGAGGACGACTGGTCATGATCGCCCCCGAGATCACCGACCACGCCCTGCTCCGCTGGATGGAGCGCGTGCATGGGGTCGATGTCACGACATGGCGTGCCCTCATGCGAGCCGAACTCGAGGCTTCGATGGAGGCCTACGACGGACGCGAAGATCTGACCGTGCCGGGCTTCGTCGTCTGCGACCAGACCGTGGTCACCTGCGTGTCCGCTGACTGTCGAGCGACGCGCGCGAGAGGCGGGAAATCCGCCATTCGCCTACCTCGCACCGCCTGATCGCCGCCACCTGTGGAGCGCCCCATGCAAGACATCACCGAGATGAAGCCGTTCTGGATGGTCTACGGCGTCGGCCAGCGCGGCCCGACCTATCAGCACGACAGCGAGGGTTCGGCGCTGCGTGAGGCCGAACGGCTCGCCGAGAGCAGCCCCGGCACGACCTTCGTGGTGCTGGAGGCGACACAGGCCGTCCGCACGCGCCGGCTCGACTACTTCGACTTGCGTACGGCCCCATCTCCGTCTGACCAGCACATGCGCCGGCTGAACTCGGCCGATGACATACCGTTTTGAAACAGCGGACTGCTCAATCGACGGTCCCATTCCCCCTTCAGGAGACGACATGCTCGACGACGACAACGCAGCTGCAGGCATCGACACCATCGATCTGACCGCCACGATTGTTGCGGCCTACGTCACGAAGAACATCCTGCCGGCGAAGGACCTGCCCGGATTGATTTCCAGTGTGCACGCCTCACTGGCGGGCCTTGGCGGCACGAAGCCTGCGGCGGCTGCTGAGATTGAAATTGAAAAGCCGACACCCGCACAAATTCGTAAGTCCATTACTCCAGATGCGCTGATCTCTTTCATCGACGGCAAGGCTTACAAGATGCTGAAGCGGCACCTCAGTTTTCATGGGCTCAGCCCCTACAGCTATCGGCAACGCTACGGCTTGCCGAGCGATTATCCGATGACGGCGCCGAACTATTCGGAGTGGCGGGCAGCCCTGGCTAGGTCGAACGGGCTCGGACGCCCTTACGGAGGGCAACAGCAGGCTTCGGAGGCCGCAGAGTGACGGGCGCACCTCTCTCCTGATGCCATCACGGTCGGCATCAATGTCCTGTTCGGACCGGTGCCGACCGCCTTCAAATTCCTCCCGTAGCGTATCGAGGAACAGCCGCCATGGGCGCCAAACTGCACGGACAGCGCTTCCAAGCTCGGGTCACCCCGCAGCACAACTTCACCATCGCGAAGGACGAGCCGATCCCGGCCGAGCGCCGGAACAAGACCCCGAACCTCTACGCGGCGGCCGTGCGCTGGTACGTCTGCACTACGGCGCCGAGCCGGGAGTTGTCGGCGGCAGCCAGCATCAAGCGCGCCATGCTCCGGGGCATCAGGGAAGACGAGACCCCGTTCATCCCTTACGTGCCTTGCGAGTACCTATGGCGGCGCTCGGTGCGCTCGAACCTGCGGGTGCCGCGACGCGAGCAGCAGCGGCCGGCCATGCGCTCCTACCTGTTTCTGGGCGTGCTCGGCGGCCTCTGTGACGAGACGCTGGCGGCCCTGAGGGAGCGGGACATTGATGGCCGCAATCTGCATGGGCTGACGGGCATCCTCGGCGCGGCCAACCGCGGCCCTCTCGCCATGAACCCGGCCGGCCTTCGCTGGCTCCGGCAATGGGGCGAGGATGAGTTGGCCGGTCGCACGAACCTCACGCCGCTCGCAGGCATGCAGGCTGGCGAGGAGGTGCGGGCCTGCTCGGGCCTGTTCAGCGGGTTCGTCGGCAAGTTCGTCGGCACGTCGGACGGCGGCGCAATCGGCATCATCTCGCTGGAGGTGATGGGCGCGCCCTTCGACTACCGACTGCCCATCGAGGATGTGCATAGGGCAGCATGACGCCTATCGTTGTGTTGACTTCTGATAGGCGCTCTCTAGTATTTCCCTCGCGCTCACGAACGAAGCGGAATAGCTCGGTGGTTGCGCGAGATCGGACGTGAGGTCGCCACAGGCCCTGCCGCTTCTCACGATTGGAAAGATGTGCCCCGAGCGGATGGCCCGCTGCGGGGCTTTTTCATGCCTTGGGCATGGAAGCGCGCGACGAGTGGAAGCCAACCGGTCGCACCCGCCTCCGCGGGCTCTGGTTCGGCCTTCTGGCCTACGAGGTCGAAGAGACCCGCATGGTCAACGCGTGGATGCCCGGCGCTCCCCACAGCCCGATGAACTGGCGCCTGACTTATCGGTGGCGTCGGGTCAGGTTCGGCGGGGTGATCGACCTGCAGGGCACAGTGCCGGGCAAGCGGATCGCGGCGCACCTCGCGGTGCCGACCGAGGCAGGTAAGTAGGGGCATGGTGCCCCTCAAACCTATGCGGGGAGTCGGGCAAGTGTACCCGACCCGATCAAGCGTCCCGCAGGTGAGGAAAGTAGCGCCTCAGAATGCGCCTGTTCATGCGGTGTAATTCGCCTTGTGACTTTTTCAGCCTCCGATCGTTCGCCGCAATGTGAGGCGGATAGGGAGGTCCGGAGACGCCGCCGACGGAGTTGAGCGAATATCGCCCATCTTTCTGCAGTTCGGTCCAAAACCATTTCATGTACCCGTTGTTCTCTTGATAGGCTGAAATTGCCCTGCGAACATCGACGTCCTTGACAAGCATGATATGACGGTTGGCAATAAGTGGGGGCCAAGTCGTATCTGGAACTATGGAACCGTCCGGCACAAAGGTCGTGACACTATCCCTTGCATTATTGTCGAGTTGTGCGGGCGTAAGATCGATCAGTTCTCCCTCAGGGCTCCTCCAAATACAGTGATGCATCATTTGGATGTACACACCGGGGACTGTCTCGATCATCCAGCCATATACAGGTTCGCCGCCGGCACGGTCCACGCGTGCCTGCACAGTATAATAACACCCTCTACCCGCACCCTGCGGTTGGCGGCGCACCGCGTGGACTGATTGAGCGCATATCTCAGCAAGCACATCCGGCATGCGTTCGTGATCAAGCGGCAGATCCTGCATTGGCAGGAAAACTAAATCGACCATACGTCATCTGCTCCGTCAGCAGAGGCTGCGCCGCGTCAAGGCGCGGGACTAGGAGTACCGAGCCTATGCGGGTTGTTGTGGCGCGAATTGGTCGAAGGTCATAACGCATGGCCCGTCTCGCCACACTCCTCCCACGCCTCGGCACGCTCGACACGCGTACTGCCCAGCCGGCGCCCAAGGTAGCTGATCCCGAACTTCTGACGCCCGAGCACAGGGCTTGGCGCCAAGAGGTGCTGAAGCGCGCCGGATGGAAGTGCCAAGCGCCCGGCTGCACGGCCCATGGCAGGCGCGGCGGCGTCAGGCTCTACGCCGACCACATCGTGGAGCGTCGGGACGGCGGCGCCCCGCTCGATCCGGCGAACGGGCAGGCGCTGTGCCCGAAGCACCATGCCGAGAAGACGGCGCGTGAGCGGGCGAAGAGGATGGCGAGGTAGCAGCCCATGCACATCGGACGTGTCGAAGGCTGCACCCGAGTGCTCGGCAAGAGCCAGGGCTACCTCGGTCTCCCGATCCGCGACGAGGTTATCACCTGCACGGTAGGCGGACCGGAGACGCCCGCCATGACGACGGCATGGTTGCCGACGGCTGAAGAGCTTGCAGCCCTCGTGGCCGGCGCTCCGATCCATGTGCGGATCCTCGGCACGGCGCACCCGCCCATCATGGTCGAAGTGGGCGCTCCGCCCGAGGCCTGACCCGCTGGTCGGCGGGACGGGAGGGGGCGGTCAGAAGTCGGAGCGACCAGGGGGTCGCTACCGCACAGGGTCCCATTCGCAGATTTTTTCCCGGTGGGTGAATTCGAGGGCCGCGGAGTGCTGCGGACGACGTGACCATGGGCAAGACGAAAAAGCCGATCGATTGGGCCGCAATCGAGCGCGATTACACGAAAACTTCATTGCCAGTCAGAGAGTTGGCCCGCTGGTACAACTGCGACGAGAAGGCGATCAGGCTGCGCGCGAGGGCCGGAGGATGGTTGCGGCCGGGTCAGGAAAACTCCGCGGCGCCTCCGCAGGCTCCGCAGCCCCTGGATACCCTCGTCGCCCCGATCATGGAGCGGCTGCGCGAGATGGCCCCCGACGAGCCGGCGCAGACGCCCGATATCGTCGAGCGGACCCGCCGCGTGGTCATGCGCTTGGTGGATGAGCTTGAGGCGGTCACCGGTCGACGCGGCGAACTCGCCGAGCTGATCGACGAGGCGCTGGCCGGCAAGGACAACGTCAAGCAGCGCGCGAGCCTGCAGAAGGCGCTGAGCCTCAGCGATCGAGCCATGGTGGCGAAGAATCTCGCGCTGGCGACGAAGACCCTGGCCGAGGCGCATGCGCCGGCCGGCAAGAAGGCTGCGGCGGCAGAGGATGCGAGGTCAGCGGGGCTCGGCTCGGATTGGGGCGATGATCTCGCCGGCCCGGCAGCGCGACCGAACTGATGGCCGAATGGAGCACCGCCTGCCCGGATTGGGAGGCGCGGATCCTGGCAGGCCGGACGCTGGTGCCAGACCTGCCACTGTTCGAGGCCGAAGCGGCACGGGCCGAGCGCATCTTCAATCGGCTGCGGATCCCGGACGTGATCGGCAAGCCGACCATGGCCGAGAGTGGTACGGAATGGCTGCTGCCGATCGTGCGGGCGATCTTCGGGTCCTACGACCCGGAAGCTAATCGGCGACAGATCCAGGAGTTCTTCTGGCTCGTCCCTAAGAAGAATTCGAAGTCGTCCGGCGCTGCGGCCATCATGGTTACGGTGCTGATCGTGAACCGGAGGCCCTTGGCCGAGGCGCTGCTCGTCGCGCCGACCAAGGAGATTGCCAACATCGCCTACAAGCAGGCCTGGGGCATCATCCAGGCCGACCCGGAACTGGCGAAGCTCTTCCACGGCCAGCACCACGTCCGCACGATCACCCACCGCAACAGCGGCGCCTCGCTCCAGATCAGGGCGGCCGACACCGACGTCATCACCGGGTCGAAGGCGACCTACACCCTGATCGACGAGACGCACGTGTTCGCGAAGAAGCCGCGGGCGGCTGACGTCTTCGTGGAGGTGCGGGGCGCCCTGGCGGCGCGGCCAGACGGCTTCCTGATCCAGGTCACCACGCAGTCGAAAGACACGCCCTCCGGTGTGTTCAAGCAGGAGCTCGAGACCGCCCGGAAGGTGCGGGACGGCGAGATGCAGCTTCCGCTGCTGCCGGTCCTCTACGAACTGCCGGCGCGCTTGGTGGCCGACGGCGGGTGGAAGGAGCGGAAGCTCTGGCCCCTGGTGAACCCGAACATGGGTCGGTCGGTCGACGAGACCTTCCTGGCCAACCAACTGCTGAAGGCGGAGCAGGAAGGCGGCGACGCTCTGGCGCTGCTGGCCTCCCAGCACTTCAACGTGCAGATCGGCATGGGGCTCGGCGGCAACTGGGCCGGCGCCGAGTTCTGGGGTCGCGGCACCGACCCGACGCTGTCGCTCGACGCGCTGCTGGAGCGCTCCGAGGTCGTCTGCATCGGCATCGATGGCGGCGGCTTGGACGACCTGTTCGGGCTCACCGTGCTCGGGCGGGACCGGGCGACCCGAGACTGGCTCGCATGGTCACACGCTTGGTGCCACGTCGGCGTGCTGACCCGCCGCAAGAGCATCGCAGTGAAGCTGCGCGAGTTCGAGGCCGCGGGCGAGCTGACGATCGTCGACGATGAACTGAAGGACATCGAGGCCATCGTCGGCATCGTCGAGCGGGTGAAGGACGCGGGCCTCCTTGCTCGGGTCGGCGTGGACCCGGCCGGCCTGGGCGAGTTGATCGAGGCCTTCGCCGGGATCGAGGTGACGCAGGAAGCTAAGCTCCTGATCGGCGTCTCGCAGGGCTACGGCCTGATGCACGCGATCAAGGCGGCCGAGCGCAAGCTCGCCAACGGCACTCTCCGGCATTCGGGCTCGGCGCTGGCTTCGTGGTGCATCGCGAACCTGAAGATTGAGCCGACCGCGACCGCGATCCGGGCGACCAAGCAGAACGCGGGTGACGCCAAGATCGACGTCGCGATGGCCCTGTTCAACGCGGTGGCTCTGATGGCGACGAACCCCGAGCCGGTGAACACCCGCTCTGTCTACGAGACGCGCGGCCTTCGGGTCGCCTGAGGAGCCCGGCATGCCTCTGGACCGCGACCGAGATGCCGGGGCCGCTGCGCGCCCGGCGCCCATCACCATCAGCTTGCAGGTCTTCCGCGAGATCATGGGCACGCTCGGCGCCGGAATTGCCGGGTACGGTGCTTGGCTGCACTACCCGCCGGCCGGCTTCATGGTCGGCGGCGGCGTGCTGATCGGCCTCGCCATCGTCGGGACGCTGCGCGGTGGCGGTAACGGCTGATGCGCGGGCTGTTCTCGGCCATGCTCGGCGGTGGGATGCAGGCCGCGGAGCGCGAGGTCACCACCTGGGCGCCTGACGACGATCGCTGGTATGGCGACGCAGGCGGTGCGGCCACCTTCACCGGGCGACGGGTGACCCCGGACATCGCTCTGCAATTCTCGGCCTTCTACGCCGGCACACACCTGCTGGCGAAGACCTTGGCCTCCCTGCCGCTGCGGATGTACCGGAAGGATCCGGCGACCGGAAAGAGCTACGAGGCGCCCGAGCACCCGCTGAACGACCTGCTGGAGTACCAGCCGAACGGGTGGCAGACGGCCTGGGACTTCCGGGCCATGCTGATGATGCACCTTGTCATGCGCGGCAACGCGTATGCCGAGATCGTGTCGGGGCCGCGGGGCTTCGCGGACCGTTTGGAGCCGATTCATCCGGACCGCGTCGCGGTCGACCGGCTGCCGGACCGAACGCTGCGCTACACGGTGTCGGACGAGAGCGGCCGCATCCGGCGCCTGCTGCAGGACGAGGTGCTGCATCTGCGCACGGCATTCGCGCCCGGCCTCGTCGGCATCGGCCCCATCGCCTATGCGCGGCAGACCGTCGGCCTGGCGCTTGCCACCGAAGAGCATGGCGCCCGACTGTTCTCGAACGGTGCCCGCCCCTCCGGCGTGATCACCGTCCCGAAGGAGTGGAGCGACGAGGCCTTCAACCGCTTCAAGGAGGACTGGCGCCGGACCTACAACGGCCTCTCGAACGCGGGCGGCACGCCAATCCTTGAGGATGGGGCCAAGTTCGAAGCCATCAGCCTGACGGCGGAGGACGCACAGTTCCTGGCGACGCGCCAGCACCAGATCGAGGAGGTCTGTCGCTGGCTCGATGTCCCTCCGGTGCTCGTACACCACATGACGAAGACGACGTCCTGGGGGTCGGGCGTCGAGGCCATCATGCTGGCCTTCGTCCGGAACAACCTGAAGCCCTGGCTCGACTGCTGGACCCACGCGGTTCGGCGCGACCTGATCCTGGCGCCCCGCCTCTACGAAGCGCGCTTCGATATCGAGGACCTGATCCGCGGCGACTCGAAGGCGCAGGCCGAGTTCTTCAGCCGGCTGGTCCTGAACGGGGTGCTCACCCGGAACGAGGCGCGCATCGCGCTTGGCTACAACCCGCTGCCGGGCCTCGACGAACCTCTGCAGCCCAACACGGGCGCGACCTCGGACAAGCTGCCCGGCAATGGCGGCGGCGAGCCCAACAGCACCGCCCTGCTCGGCCACAACAGCGGCCCTCCCATCGGGGAGCCTGCCGAGCCTCCGACGCAGGAAGAGGAGCCTGACGCATGACGACCCGCTTCCCGCACCTGCGGTCCGCCCTGATGTCGCAGATCTGGGCCATGGATCCGATCTGGCACGCGCTCATGGTCGAGATGATCGAGAACCGCGCCGAGGGCATCACCATCACGCCCGAGCAGGTTCGAGAGCGCGCCGGCCGACACTCGCAGCTCGCCGACGGCTTGCTGATCGCGGGTGTCGACGTGCCGAACGGCATGGCGGCGATGTTCGAGGTCAGCCACTCGGGCCGCATCTACGCTGCGCGGGGCGGCGGCGCCTCGCGTGTGGCCGGCGATGCCGAGCCTGGCAGCCTGATCGCGGTGATCAACGTCATGGGCGTGATCGCCCACCATGCGAGCCAGGTCGACAATATCAGCGGCCCGGGCGGCACATCGACCGCCCGCGTCGGCCAGAGCTTCGATGCCGCCCTAGACGATCCGGCCGTGAAGGCCATCGTGTTTCATGTCGACTCGCCCGGCGGCGGCGTGGCCGGCGTGCAGGAGCTGGCCGACAAGATCTTCGCGGCTCGCGGGCGCAAGCCGATCATCGCCCAGGTGAACAGCACGGCCGCCTCGGCCGCCTACTGGATCGCCTCCCAGGCCGACGAGATGGTGGTGACGCCGAGCGGACAGGTCGGGTCGATCGGCGTCTACGGCTCGCACAAGGATGTATCGGCCGCGGCCGAGAAGCAGGGCCTGAAGGTGACCTTCTTCGCTTGGCCGCCGCAGAAGGTCGACGGCAACCAGTTTGCCCCGCCGTCGGCCGAGTTCACCGACAAGGCCATGGCCGACGTGAAGACGGTCTATGGCCAGTTCCGCAACAGCGTCGCGCGCGGTCGCGGCGTGAAGGCCTCCGATGTCGAGGCTGGCTTCGGCAAGGGCGGGGTCGAGCTCGCGGCCAATGCGCTGAAGCTCGGCATGGTCGACCGCATCGCGACCATGGAGGACACACTGCGCCGGGTCGGCAAGATGAAGGTGGCACCCACCGGTGCGCGCGCATCCGCCGACATCGAGACGATTCAGGCAGAGGCCGACGAAAGCCGGCAAGCTTCCCGGGAGTCGACCGAGGAGCCGAGCTTAGCCGCCGAGCCGCCGGCTGCCCAGGCCGAAGAGCCGGTGCCGGAGGACGCGACGGCCGATCGCCAAGCCGCCCTGGAGCGCGACGCCTACCGCCGTCGCCGTCACGCGCATCGCCTGCGCTCGACCGGCTGAGCCACCCGCCTTTCCTGTTGTGCGCCCCACGGTCCGGCCGGGCCCGTGGGCAGTGCTTCGCGCCTGACGTGCGAGCCCGCGCCCTTGTGCCCGGTCACGATCACGGAGACAGAGCATGTCCATCAAGGCACTTCGCCAGAAGCGCGCCGATCTCGTGCGCGAGGCCCAGGCCGCATTCGATCTGGCGGCGCAGGAGACAGACGGCAGGTTCTCGGCCGAGCAGGAGGCGCGCGACGACGCGATCTCCGCCGAACTCGCGGCGCTCGACAAGGACATCGAACGCGTCGAGCGGCAGATGGAGCGCCAGCGGGCGCTGGGCGGCGCACCGGACGACAACGAGGCGGCCGACCGCCGCGGCGCCGGTGATCGCCAGCAGGGCCAGGGCTTCGCCTCGCTCGGCGAGCAGATGCGCGCCATCATGGTGGCCGGGCGCCCGGGCGGTCAGGTGGATCCGCGCCTGCAGGCCTTCGGCGACATGTCGGCCGGCCCCACTGGCATGTCCGAGGGCATCGCCGCCGACGGCGGCTGGCTCGTCCAGTCCGACTTCGCCAACGACCTGATCAAGGCCACGTTCGAGGGCGGTCAGATCGCCTCGCGGGTGCGCAAGATCCCGATCGGCCCGAACTCCAACGGCATCCGCGCGAACGGCGTCGACGAGACCAGCCGCGCCAACGGCTCGCGTTGGGGCGGCGTGCAGGCCTTCTGGACCGAGGAGGCCGGCCTGAAGCGTGAGAGCCGCCCGCGGTTCAAGCGCATCAGCATGGAACTGACCAAGCTCGTGGGCCTCTGCTACGCGACCGACGAACTGCTGCAGGACACCACGGCGCTCGCCGCCTGGATCGATCAGGCGTTCGAGGAGGAGTTCGTGTTCCGCATCGAGGATGCGATCATGAACGGCACCGGCGCGGGCATGCCGCTGGGCTACCTCAACAGCGGCGCCACCATCGTGGTGCCGAAGGAGGTCGGGCAGGCCGCCAACACCATCGTGGCGCAGAACATCCTCAAGATGTGGAGCCGGATGCCGGCGGCCTCGCGCAAGAACGCGGTCTGGATCGTCAACCAGGACGTCGAGGTGCAGCTCTTCCAGCTCATGCTGCTGGTCAAGAACGTGGCCGGCACCGAGAACGTCGGCGGCCTCGCCTTCCCCCAGGTCACCTACGTCCCGCCGGGCACCAACGGCAACGAGTACGGCACGCTCATGGGCCGGCCGGTGATCCCGGTCGAGTACGCCGCCACCCTCGGCACGGCCGGCGACATCCAGCTCGTCGACCTGACGCAGTACCTCGCGATCGACAAGGGCCCGATCCAGAAGGCGTCCTCGATCCACGTCCGCTTCATCTACGACGAGACCTGCTTCCGCTTCGTCTACCGCTTCAACGGCATGCCCGTGTGGCAGCAGCCGATGACGCCGTACCGCGGCCTCACCACGCAGTCGCCCTTCGTCACGCTCGGCAGCCGCTCCTGAGCGGTCTGAACGGCTGAGCGCACCGGCGGGGCTCGCCCCGTCGGCCCACCCTTCCCCTTCATCTCCGACGGGAGAGCCCCATGCCTAAGTCCAACTTCGCGACGGCCGTGAAGGTCGTCGAGCTCCTGCCTGCCGCCGCCGACGCGGCCGGCCGCTCCTCCGACATCGTCAACCTCCAGAACGCGACCTACGCCACGATCCTGGCTTCGCTGGCGCAGGGCAACGCCGCGCCCGTGACGCTGACGTAGGCCAAGGACGTGGCCGGCACCGACGCTAAGCCGTTCGACAAGCCGGTGCCGATCTGGGCCAACCTCGACACGGCCGCGAGCGACACCCTCGTGCGGCAGCCCGACGGGGTGTCCTTCGCCAGCGGCGCGGCCGTGAAGAACAAGCAGGTCGTGTTCCACATCGACCCGGCGCAGCTCGACGTGAACGGCGGCTATAAGACCGTCTTCGTCACCACGAGCGCATCGAACGCGGCCAACCTCAACAGCGTCCTCGCGCTGCTGGAGGGCCACCGCTTCCAGAGCGCGACGCTCCCCAGCGCGATCATCGACTGAACCGCGCCGCCGCGCCTGCCGGCGGGCCGCCCGTGCTCGCCGGCATCGTCCCGTGCCGCCTCATTCCGGAGCCGACCCCATGTTCGTGAAGCAGCTCATCGGCCGAATGGCCGGCGCGGTCGTCGAGATGCCGTTCGCCGCCGCCACCTCCAACATCGCCGCCGGCACCTGTGTCCTGGCGACCGAGGACGAGGTGGCCGCTGCCGGCCTGCAGGCCGTCCCAACCGTCACCTCGACCGAGCCGGAGGTGCTGCCGGCCGGCTACCGAACCGAGGTGGCCGAGGTCGGCGGGTTCGATCTGTTCGACGCGGGCGGCGTGCTGCTGAATCAGGAGCCGTTCGCCAACCTGCCGGCCCTGCTGTCCTTCGCGCACGAGCGCGCCACGGCGATGGCGCCGGTCGCACTCGTCATCCCGCTCAGCCAGATCCCTGGCGACGAGCCACCGATGGTCTCCTTCGACGGATACCGGTTCGAGCCCGCCGAGGGCGGAGGCTTCCTGCTGTTCGATCCGTCCGGCGCACCGCTCGGCGCCGATCCGGTCGCCGACGAGGAGGCGGCCCGTCTCGGCCTGCGCCAGCACTATGCCGCCGCTCGCGGCATGACGCTGGAGGAGCTTGAAGAGGAAGAGGCGGCGGTCAACGCCCGGATCGTCACGGTGACGGTGCCCGAGAACTGGCGCTCGCTGCATCACACTCAGCGACGCGCCCTGGCGCAGCAGATCTCAGGCGAGCCGCAGTCCAGCACCGCCGCGGCCGAAGAGGTGATCGAGGAATACGTCACCCGACCGGCGGCCTGAGGATCCCTGAGGCGTCCGAGGCAGGGAGGATCGATCATGAGGCGGACCGCAGCAATCCTGGCGCTCCTCGTCCTTACGAGCGCCCTACCTGCCTCGGCGCAGCCCCTGACCTCGAACGGCTACAACGCGGTGCCGGGCGTGCCGCAGCCGGTGACGACGATGCCGTTCCAGCGGCTGCACTCGGCGCCGATCCGGCTGACGAACCTCGGGCTGACACCGAAGAGCTTCGCGATCTCCCGCCCGGCCGATGCCACGACCTATCGCATCGTGAATCCGTGCGACGTCGATATCCGGTTGCTCGGCACCATGACCGAGGCCGAGAGCGTCTCGGCCACCACGGGCGTGCTCTACCTCGCGCGCACCGAAGCGACGATGGGGACGAGCAGACCGAACTTCGTCTCGGCCATGACTGTGGGGGCACCGACTGGCGACTGCACCCCCGAGATGCACTACGGCATGGGCGGTGGCTGATGTACGTGTGCCGCTGCCACGTTGTGGCAGTGCGATTTGGACTATCAGTGCAACAAAATATGCGGCATACCATTCATATGGACAGTGCTGATTTTGAATACTACTCGATCTGTGCGGCGCTGATTATTGCGATCGCAGCCTTTTATTTCATGCTCTTCAAGCTGCTTAGCCCTTAATAGCGAAGATGTTCACCATCCTGCGGATGTCGGCTTTTTGGAGAGTCCGCGCCATCGCGTGTCTGGCCTCCAGACTGCCGGCGGCACCGCGTTCGCGTGGCAACTTGCTGCGGAGTAGGCTGATGCGCGCATTTCTCCGCCATGCGCTTTGCCTCGCTGTCGTCGTGCCCTCTGCCTCAGAGGCCCGGCCTGTCGGCTACAGCCTGAAAACTCTACAGGGGCCCGCTGGCCCGCAAGGTGCGCAAGGGCCGCAGGGTGAACCCGGCCCCACAGGCGTTGCTGGTACTCCAGGAGCAAAAGGCGACAAGGGCAATGACGGACCGCAAGGGCCGAAAGGGAGCGACGGTGCCCCGGGCGCCAAGGGAGACGCCGGAGCAGCGGGCGCACCGGGAGCGGTCGGAGCAACAGGCCCGAAAGGCGATCCAGGCCCTCGTGGCGTCGCAGGTGCCCCAGGACTGAAAGGCGAACCCGGTTCGGTCGGCCTGCAGGGGCCGGCCGGCACCCCGAAGCGCGTCGAGCGCTACACAGCGGCTGCGAACTCAAATGGCGTAGCAACCTTCGCTTGGCCCGCCTGCGCGACAGTTCCCGACGTTGAGGTGATCGTCGGCTGGGCAGGCGACCAGATGATCGCGGGCGGTGTCACTTCGCAGTCCCTTTCGGGGGCGACCGTACTAGTGAAGCGCTCGCGCGGCACGTTGCTACTGAACAGCAGTCCCTTCGAGACGGCGGGGAGCACGACAGTTCAGCCGGTAAACATCGCCGTTCGCATGATTTGCAATTGACCGGGCCTATGAAGGCCGCAGCGTGCTAGGCTCTTCGTTGAAGCTGTCGTCGCCGAACCAAATATCTTCGAAACCCTTTATGAAAAGCGACATTTTCTCTTCGCTTACCACCAAGTTGATCACCTGTCCGTCGTCCACCTCCAGCGCCAACTCATATCCATTGTCAATTTCTTTGACTTTAGAGTGAACAAGGTTTTTCGACTGGGCCATTAGGATTCTCCCCATCGTCTGTAAAGTTCAACGCGCCGCCCGTCGGAACGACTCATCCTAACTCCTGAATAATCTGACTGCGACATGACAGCGCCCGCAATGGGGTGTGCGGGTATGCGGAGGGTGAGATCCAGAACGATCTCATCGAAGAGCGCACCGCCCGCATCACGGCAGACGGCGCATTCACCCTCACGCTCGACGCGGCGATCACCCGCATCGGCGATGCCGAGGCTGCCATCATCACCGAGCGCGAGACCCGGATTGCCGATGGTGTCGTGTTTGCCGCCAATGCCGGCTATGCGCTCCCGGCGGGCGGGCGAGCGGTCTTCTCGGCCGCGACAGGTGCCAAGTTCTACACGAGCGGCGTCACGGTGGAGCGTAAGACGTGGACGCCCACCGTCACCTTCGCGACGCCAGGGGATTTCGCCCCCACCTACGCCCTGCAGGAGGGGGAATACTGGCACTCGGGCGACTACGTGCATGTCCGCTTCCGGGTGACGTTCACGGCCAACGCCTACACGACGGCGGCGGGAGCGTTCCGGCTCATCCTGCCGGTTAGCTATGCCGGCGCAGGCATGGGCGTCCCTCTGAGCCGCGTGTTCAACGTGGACATCCCGGCCGGCACGTTCGGGGAGCCCAAGGGCTATGTGGCGTCCGCAGGCGGGCCGACCTTCCTTGAGTTCCTGATCAACCGGCCGGCGAACGCTCCGATCTTCCTCGGAAGCAACTTCGTCCCCCCGTCGCGCGCCAGCGTGTCGATCGAGGGGCAGTTCTTCTACCGCGCAGCCTAGGTGTTTGATCCCGCGGTGTGGTGGTACGGTTGACCACCATGCTGCGAGGGATGCGCTATGGGCCAGGTTCTCCATGGAAGCGCCACCACGACGGAGGCAGTCCGTCGCG